TCGTGTTGATCTTTCTATTGAGGGGTATATACTCCACTCTGGTAAATCAAACAAACAACACAGGAGAGTATCCATGAACTGCATACAATTTAATAAACACCAAGCCGCTGAAATAGCCAATGCAATGCTTGATGCTCTCTCTGGCTATAATGAGAGCGACACTCCTTACGTTGTTGCGTACTCCCCCAGTATGAACGCTGCCATAGCCATGCCTGATGATGGCTGCACTTGCAAGGAACTGGGTTATATATGCCTTGCACAGGTCGGGGCTGAGTTTATTGCAGGGGATAATTGTTGTCCTGACTAGTCTAAAATGGAGTAGTCGCGCAGGGTAAAGACAACCTGTTAACTTTTTTCTTGACACCTAGTAGAGTGTCGTTCATAGTGGTCCTTGTTAACCAACTAGGATAAAACTATGATGCAAAATGCTACTATTAAAATCACTCAGCGTATGCTGAATAAGTCCATCATTGATGCTAACAAGTCAGTGGTGGCCTTTGCCAAAGAACACCTAACAACCGATTATGATATGATTGAGAACGGTCAGAAGGCTACCTTTACGGGGTTCTTCACAGATGATTTTCGTTCACAGGAGACACAGGTACGCCTCTACCGCAGACCGCGTGGAGACAAACTTCTGTCCATCAAACACCTATCTAAATGGGCTAAGGCTGGCGACACAGTTGTTCTCAAGAGCGAAGTCGCTCTGCACCCCGACTCCAACTACTTTGTTATTCGTATCAATGTACGCAAAGGAGAAGCAGTATGAGAGCTAAGATTAAACTTTGGGATGAAGATCGTGAACCTGTTGCGGAGTTAATTGTTCCCCGTGATGCCTCATACCACTTGAATACTGATGCGTTTGTTGCGCGTTGCTGGGAAGCTGCGGATAAAATGGCGTTAATTCTTACACCCTCTGATGAGTGGGGTGTGGAAATGGTTATCACCTGTGATTTTGCTAAGGAGAAGTCAGATGGCTAAAGAAGAAGTATTCAGCAATTTTATATGGGCTATTGGTGGTTTGACTGAGGTTATTGGTCAAATGCACTGTAGCACCACTAATGAAGCTACTCAGCTACACTGGCATGATGATGAGAACTACTGGTTCACGTTAGAAATGCGTGAAGACGGTATTTATGCAGAGATAGACGATAGTACGGATGCAAAGACTATGTATGCTGCTATCGGATACTGCCAGTATCATGGCATCTCCTACAGTCTAATTTGGCAAGACTATAGAAAAGAGAAGTCCAATGGCTAAAGCTCCCTATGTAAGACCCCGAATGCGGGGCAATCGCATGGTCTATGATATTAGATCAACCACAGCACTCTCTCAGGCGTTCCCTAATATCAAGTTCCCTGAGACATACACCCTATTGTCTGAAGCTAATGCCCGTGGCTACGAGCTTAAGCGTAAGTTTGAGGCTTGGAAGTGTGGTAATCATGATGATATTCATGTGGACGAGCGTTCTGTTGAAGCTCTTATTCAGGCATATAAACAATCCAATGCCTATAAGAACATAAAGAAGGATGAGACTAGGCGTTCATACCTCAGTCACCTTAACTATGTTTCGTCTATACACATAGGTAATGTGTCATTCGATAGAATGCTTGTGCCAAACATAAACTATAAGTTTGTACAAAATCTGTGGCAACACATACAGAATGATGTCTCTACACATAAAGCTAACCACACTGTGAAGGTATTAAAGCTGGTTTGGATGGAAGCACTGCGCTCTGATAGCGTCAAGACTAACCCATTCTCTCTACTTAAATTACCAAAGCTGCCTGACAGAGAGGTTTTGTGGCCCGAAGAGCATATACAGGGCATGATCGACTTCTGTGATGAACAGGGGCGACAGAGTATGGGTACTATGATCACTCTGTTGTATGAGTTTTGCCAGCGTGTAATTGATGTACGTCTACTAACATGGGACAACTTCGATCTAGAGGCTGGTCACTGTAATTTCACCCAACAAAAGACAGGGGCTAAGATGTCTATCTCTCTGACCCCATCTGTTCGTAAACGTCTGGAGCTACATACCCGTAGTAACAGGGACAACTATGTATTGCGTGAGGAAAGTACAGGCAAGCCATACACCAGTGATCGGGCAGTGAAGTCTTTTAGAAGATTAGCCAAAGCCTATAAGCTACCAACGTCATTTGATAATGCTACTGGTAAACTTACTAACATTTGGCTGAATGATCTGCGCCGTACAGGTACTACCCATGCAAGTCGTGCTGGTTGTACGGACAGAGAACTGATGTCTTTAACCGGACATCGCAACCCCCAGATGCTGGTAGTATATGCCAAGCATGGGAATATTGAAGCTGAGAACGCAATGCGTAAACGAGGGTTACTCTAAATGGAATGCTTTAAAGATAAGTACACTCATGCCGGACATGAAACCAAATACAAGGTGTTTTTGGTGTACGATGAAGAAACAGATACTGTTGAGCGGTTGGCTGGTATGGGAAACACTCTGCCCTATCCCCGCCTCACCTCAATGCTGGTAGGAGCTAGGTGGCAATCTGTTAGGACTAAGAAAACTTATGAGAGGATACTGTAATGGGTATTGAACAATTAACTGTAGATTATGTTGAACACAGTGGTGATGATATTTCAGTAGTTAATGCGGCTAGGGTATCCTTTGACAAAAAGTCTGAGGCTTTAGGCTATAGCGGTATTGGTGATGGTCCTATGACCCCTGTTGTGAATGATGTTGATAAGAAGCTGATCAAGTATTTGGCTGATCATGAACACTATAGTCCATTCAACCATACCTTTGTTACCTTCAGGTGTAGCGCACCACTCTTTGTGATGGGGCAGCTTAAGAAACATGAGTATATGCCTTGGAACGAAATATCCCGTAGATATATAAATAGTGAGCCTGAGTTCTACAGGCCAGATACTTGGCGTGAGCGTAGTGAGGATAAGAAGCAAGGCTCTTCTAGTAATACAGTAGAGACCTTGCACTGGATGGAGCTTGATCATGAGCTAAGTACAGAAGAGCATCCGCTTTGGGATAATTGGGAAGAGCCAATATCAGAGTACACAGACTACGTGTATGGCGAAGTGTCTCGACTGTATACCCTGATGATAGATAACGGCGTCTGTCCTGAACAGGCTAGGATGGTATTACCTCAGTCGATGATGAGTTCATGGATATGGAGCGGTACAGTTAAAGCAATAGCTAAAATGTGCAAGCTTCGGTGTAAGCCTGACACGCAATATGAAAGCCGTGTGATAGCAGACAAGATCAGTGAACACATGCATACGCTGTTTCCGGTAAGCTGGTCTGCATTGATGGGTACTAACTATCCACGCATACGGCCTATGTCTGATGATGAGAGGCAGAGAGCCAAGGAGAAAGCGGAATGAAAGATAAAGTACAACCCATCAAGATAGTAGAGATAGAAGAGCATGAAAACGGCTCTGCTACTGTCCAAATTGAGTGTAGCCCTGAAGTTTTTGGACAAATATTTTCTCTGGGGTTCATTGAACTGATTAAGAAAGGGCTGGAAGCAGATGGTTAAGCTCTGCTACTATTGCGCTGTCACCGACAAGCTGTTGGCGCATAAGACCATCAACAGGCATATCGCAGAGCGAGAAGCCAAATACTTTAGGCGCAACTCAAGCTCTAAAGTCTACATCGTGCTAGAGTGATTCACTTCTAGTAAAACTATTGCAGAAATCGCACTGTGCGACACCCTAATGTGCGGTGCGATTTTTGCCAATATTAAATAGAAAATATAATAAAATCAATAGTTTGGCTCCGGCGGTAGGGATCGAACCTACGACCAATTGATTAACAGTTATATAACTAATACAAGCACTTACAGAGACTGTAGTAGAATGACTGTTATCAGTAATTGGTTGTAATAACTATGTATTAGGTGTTGACTGCAACATTTAATGCTGTATCCTTCGGATGCGCCCGATAGGGTGCATTATCAAAACTAGGACTATAACCATGACCTATAAGCAACAACTAAAGACAGTACAGACTATACCAGTACAAGAAGGTGAGACAGTAGTAGTAACATGTCCCTTCTGCTACGGCCCAAAGAAGTTGGCTGTATCAAAGTCTGGTGGTAAACTACTATGGTACTGTTACAGAGCATCGTGTGATGCTAAAGGTGCATACTCTGGCAGACGTAATCAGAAGGCTGTTAGAGATTATCTCAATAATACAGCCCCTACTAAGAATAAGCCTATTAAGCCTATTCCTTCTATAACAACGTCTGTTGAGAACCATGCACCCGCAATGGAATACTTGAAGAGCGTCAACAGTGTAGAAGCTTATCAGAATAAATATATAAACGTGCGGTATGCTCCGGCAGAGGACAGAGTATTATTCTATGGGCAGAACGGTGCTGTAGGAAGATCGCTTAGAAAGTTTGGACCCAAGTGGCTATCCTATGGTGAACTGCCTGAGGGTATACATGTAGGCTCTGGGGACATAGCAGTGTTAGTAGAGGACACGCCATCGGCTTGTGCAGTTAGTAGGCTGGAAGGTATAGTGGGAGTAGCATTGCTAGGAACTACCGTTACTTCTAGCATCAAGAAAACACTTAATAAATTCACTAACAAGTATTTAGTTCTTGACAAAGACGCTTCGCTAAAGTCTATTGCTCACATAAGGCGTGTAGATAGAAGCCTTAAAGTACGATTAACCAACGTAGATTTGAAGTATATGAATACTACTCAGATATACCAACTAATAAAAGGATATGTACCATGAAAGCACGGGCTATATGCCTCATTGATTATGAAATTGATGGTGGCTTTAAAGCAGCAGCCGAAGAAGAAAGTAAGCTGGAACAAACAATTAAGAATTTGGTAACTGGGAACAAGAAAGTTGTACACTACCAGATTGAAATGCGGGAACGTAGAGGTGATAGCGCTCCTGACATTAAGAAAATGAAGTTCAGACAGAACTAATAAATCAAACAATTCATAGTTAAAAATAATTAGCCCTTCTGCAAAAGAGGGGCTTTTTTTATTTTTCTAATGGTGTTATAGATACCTCTCTATTAAGTGCCAACTGTCAGGATTAACTATGGACAAATCACTATTGAAGAACTGTTTGAAGTATGACTTCTATGAACAGAATAAGACTAAGCTAAGGGCATCGCTCTTTGAAGATACACTGAAAGAAGTGTACGAAACTATTATAAGCTCCCATGAGAAGTTTGCTCAAGACATAACTCCTCTTGAACTGTTTGCTTTTTGGAAGGCTAACAACCCTACCTCTACCAAGTCATGGGCTGATGATGTAGAGGATACTATTAATGCTACCAGCAATGCAGAGGACATTCATCCTGACATTGCTACAGACGTTATCGAAAACCTATGGCGTCAGAACGTAGGCTTGGATGTAGCCAACTTAGGTATCAAGATGTCTGAGGGTGAAGTCTCTGCAATGGATGATCTAAATAGATTACTGGATCGTGTCTCTGAGGGATACCTGCCTGATGACTTCGGTGATCCAACAACGGATGATATCTATGAGCTTCTGGCTGTAACATCGGATGAAAACAGGTGGAAGTTTAACATCGAAACCCTTAGCCGTAATGTCTACGGGGTTGGTGCTGGTGAGTTTGCTGTTGTGTTTGCTTGTCCTGAGACAGGTAAATCAGCATTCATTGTTAGTCTATGCGCTGCCCCAAACGGCTTCTGTGAGCAAGGTGCTAAGGTATTATACTTGGGTAATGAAGAAAGCACCAAGCGTACCAAGCTACGGGCTATACAATCATATACTGGTCTGAACCGCGAAGAGATAGAGTTTGATCCAGTAGCTGCCCTATCCCGATACTCTGGTATTAAAGACAGTCTCATCATGAAGGATATTCAAGAATGGGATGTCCAGAAGATGGAAGCTTACATCAATAAGATGAAGCCGGACTTGGTTATATTAGACCAAGCCGACAAGTTAGCTGTAGCTGGTCAGTTTAACGCCGGACATGAGCGCCTAAGAGAACTGTATCGCAGACTGCGTGAGACAGCCAAGAAGTATGACTGTGCTGTAATTGGTGTATCCCAAGCATCTGCCGAAGCAGAGAACCGTACACGGCTCACCATGACTATGATGGAAGGTAGTCGTGTTGGTAAAGCGGCTGAAGCTGACCTGATAATAGGTATTGGTAAATTAAACAGCGGTGAAGAGGACGGTCCAGACAATAGCCGCTTCTTAACTGTAATGAAGAATAAGCTATCAGGCTTCCACGGCACTATCATGTGCAACATAGAACCGGAGATAAGCCGCTATGTCGTTTGATATTGATTCTGTACCGAATAGTCTTTCTTTCTGGCTGGAACAGAATGGTATCATAGAGGCCAAACCAAAGGCTGAACCAGAGCCTGTAGTTGAAAGAAACTACGAATTTAGAATGCCCCAACTAGACGAGAATGGAGAACCCCCGTTTTGAATATATTAGTATTAGACCTAGAAACTACGGTCCAACGTATAGAGGGGCGTACTGATAACAGCCCCTTCAATCCCTTTAACAGGTGTGTCTCTGCACACTACGGCTTCCTAGAAGACGGTGAGGTAAAGGTACAGAATGATATACTGTATCATACCTTACTGGATCAGGCTGAGTATGCTGATCATACCCAACTAGCTGAACGCCTAGAGAAGGCTGATATGCTTGTCTGCCACAATGCCAAGTTCGATATACTATGGCTATCACAGATGGGCTTTAGAATACCGGATCAAGTGTACTGCACTATGATAGCCGAATATATATTATCCAAGGGCCAGCGCAGACTTATATCCCTGAAGGAAAGTGCTTTTCGGCGTAAGCTAGTGAACCAGAAGAAGGGTGATCTAGTGGATGATATGTTTAAACAAGGCACAGACTTCTCTGAAATGCCGCTAGATATCATGGTTGAGTATGCAGAAGCTGACGTAAAGACCACAGGTGAGCTATACTTGTCTCAACAGGCTGACTTCCAGAAGGAAGAGAACGCATCCCTTGTTCCAGTAGTAGACTTGATGAACGAAATGCTAATGTTCTTGGTAGAGATAGAAAGCAATGGCACATATATCTCTTTGGATACTCTTGAAGAAGTTGAACGTCAGTTTGAGCAAGAGAAGAAAGAACTAACCACACGCTTGTATGAGATTATCGAAGAAGTAATGGGTGATACGCCTATTAATTTGAATAGTGGCGCTGATATGACCAAGGTGGTTTACTCCCGCGAGGTAATCAATCGGGATGCTCATCGACAAACCTTTAATATAGGGACAAATGCTGCGGGTAAGCCTCTAAGACCCCCGCTCATGAATAATAAAGAGTTCTCTGACGCAGTAAGGTCCACCACTAAGATCGTACAGAAGACGATGGCTATCCAATGTATGGATTGCAATGGAATAGGCAGCATACAGAAGTATAAGAAGAAGACAGTTACTAAGCTGGGTAAGAAATACTTGGTTCAAGGTGATCCATATAAGAACCGTACTAAGTGTAAGACTTGTTCAGGTGTAGGTGCTATCTATAGCCCAACTGGTGAGACCGCTGGTCTAAAGATGATCCCTAGAAGTCCCGCATACGCAAGTATCAATGGGTTCAAGACTGATAAGCACACTCTTAAAATACTTATACAACAAGCAGATAATAGCGGTAGAGATATTGCAGTAGAGTTTCTTACTAAGAGTAGTAGATTGAATGCTGTAACAACCTACCTAGATAGCTTTGTTGCAGGTATACAGCGAGGCACACGGTCTACTGGTCTGCTACACGCCAACTTCAACCAGTGTGTGACTGCTACTGGTAGATTAAGTAGTAGTGAACCCAACTTACAGAACCAGCCCAAGAGAGGTTTCCCTGTTCGTAAGGCTATTGTTAGCCGCTTCGGGCCAGAGCATCTAATCGTTGAGGCAGACTTCTCCGGCCTAGAATTTAGAATGGCTGGTGAATTAAGTAGAGACAGTCAGATCATTACCGACATTCTTGAAGGCAAGGATATCCACAAGCAGACTGCTTCTATTATTAATCAGTGTAGCCCTGATGAAGTTAGTAAGGATATGAGACAGGCGGCAAAACAGTATTCTTTCGCCCCGTTATATGGCGGGATGGGCGCTGGTGAGAAACCGCATGTCCAAAAGTACTTTTCTGAATTTTTTGTTTTGTACAATGGATTGAAGAAATACCAAGAAGGCTTAATGAGCGGTGTTCTGAAGACGGGTATTGTTCAGGTTCCTAGTGGCAGACAGTATAAATGGGATAACGTAGTTCGCACTAGAAATGGTCGAGTTCGTAACGCCACTCAGATAGTTAATTATCCAATCCAAGGCTTTGCAACAGGTGACTGTGTGCCGCTTGCTTGCATTCGTGCGCTGAAACTTTTTAAGAAAAGTAATCTGCGTAGTAAATTAATCTTAACGGTCCATGATAGCATTGTGGTGGATTGCCATAAAGATGAATTAAATCAAGTAAAACAGATACTTAAGGAAGCTATGTTAGGTATCGATGAGGAGATGAAGACTAGGTTTAAGTACACGCCAATTGTTCCTTTCGACATTGAGATAAGTGCTGGAAATAATTGGCTAGAACAGGAAGAATTGGTGTTGACTGATGCCACCTAACTGTAGTACAATGATAACTCTTAACAAGGATGAATCTATGAATGAATTAGTAAATGTAACAGGCAACCTAAGCCTAGACGAATTGGCATCTAAATTAGGCGCAACTTCAGGTAATACAAAGGGTCCAAGTATCCCTACCCTGAAGATTAATTCTCGCGGCGAAGATGCCAACGGGGTGCAAATCCCTCTTGGTGCTTTCTTCCTCAATACCCCTATAGATGAGAGGGTGTATGCTAAAGAGGGCGTGAGTTTTCAGGCACTGAGTAATAAAATTCAGTACCAACATTGGGGTGAAGAAGGTCTCATAAATAAGTCTATTCTACTTGATTGGGCTAGAGAAGAAGGCCGTGATATGCTGGGTGGCTACAATTGTAATATGCCTACATACGAACAATCCCGTAACTTCACTGAAGAAGAGCGTAAGAAGTATAATGGCATAGACCGATACCGTGTGGTACGTGGCCTAGTGTCGTATAAGGGTAAGACTGCCGCTGGTGAAGAACGTGTAATAGAAAATCAACCGTGTGTACTTTCGCTGAAGCGTAAGAACTATGGTCCTTTCTATCATGACGTTTTAAATCGCATGGGTGATAAAAAGCTATGGGATTTTGCCAGTACTCTTAAGGCTGACAAGGTACAAAGCCCTAAAGGTGCTACGTATTACGTCATGCGTTTTGAGCCTCAGTTCAATACACCTATCCCTATGTCACAGGAAATTCATGACAGCCTGAGTGCTGTACTTGAGTTAATTGATGCAGAGAATGAGCGTATTGAGGTGGCATGGAAGAAGTCTAATACTCAACACATGGAAAATGAGCTAGATGATAATCTGGCTGATACACTAGAGGAACTAGAACAGTCTTTTGACGAAGCCGTGTAATGGGCATTGTTAATGGAATGACAAATATGGTGTACCACTCAACAAGTGGTATATCATCCTCTGCTGTTAAGTCAGTGTATAAGAAATCATTAGCTCACTGGAAGGGTGAAAAGCGAACACAGACCGCTGCTTTTACTATGGGTACGGCTGTACATGCCTTGCTTCTTGAGGAAGATAAGAACCTAGTTCACAAAGGGCCAAAGACACGGCGTTCTAAGGCTTTTGAAGAAAAGGAATCCAAGCTCAAAGAGGATGAAGTTCTCCTTACTGAGGTTGAATACAATACTGCAAAGAAGATTGCTAGAACAACCCTATCTAATAAGGATTGTGAGAAGTTCTTACGTCATAAGGATAGGGAAAACGAAGTAAGCGTCTTTGCAGAGTGTCCTAGAACAGGTCTTATGCTTAAGACTAGGCCGGATTTGATGATCCAAAGCGAGAAGACAGTGTTTGATGTTAAAACTACTCAAGACGCTTCTCCGCTAGGTTTTTCTAACGAGTGTTTTCGGTATGCTTACGACATCCAGAGCGCCTTCTATATATACGTATGTAAGTTGGCTGGTTTGGACGTTAGTGAGTTCAAGTTTATTGCTGTAGAAAAGACTGCACCGTATGTATCTCATGTTCATGTGGTTTCAGAAGATTTACTAGCTAATGCTACGGAGCGTATGCATCGTACATTGGGTATAATTGCTTCTGCACAGGATCAGGAAACGTATGATACTGGGTGGGGTGATTACAGTATAATAGAACTACCTAAATGGCTATAAGCACTCAAAGTGCGAAGGCAAAGGGGCGCAGACATCAGCAATGGGTTAGAGACCGGATTTTGGCTCTCTACCCCAAAGCACTTCTCCCCGATGATGTCCGTAGTACCTCTATGGGCGCTGGCGGTGAGGACATACAATTAAGTCCCGCTGCCAGACGCCTATTTCCTTACTCTATTGAGTGTAAATCATTCAAAAGCTTCGCAATATATAAAGTAATGGATCAGGCTAAGGAAAACTGCCCCAAGGGTGCGGAACCTGTAGCTATTATAAAAGGTGATCGCCAAAAACCACTGGCGGTCATGGACGCAGATCACTTCTTTAAATTAACGAAACGAAAGTAGCCAATGTCAAATATTGCAGATAATACTATGAATATTCACATCAGAATAGATGATGATGAAGACATCATTGATGTAGAAATGGAACATAACATCAGTGACGAGATGGCTCCTGAGAAGGCTGAGTTCTTCATGGACCTATTAAACGGCATTGGCTTCAAGATAGACGCCGAAGCTGAGAGTATAGCTTTTCAAGGCGCACTATTACGCAAAGTAGGCGAACTACAAGACATTATCGAAGAATACGATGCTGATTTGGTAGGTTTTGAGCCAGATGATGAGCTTCTTGAGAAGGTAAAGGAATCCCAAAAGAGCAACGTAATATCTATGAAAAGTAAGTTGCACTGATGGATACTAAAGATTTGGTGAATAACCCCCCGCACTACAATGAAGGCTCTATTGAATGCATTGAAGCAATGAGAGCTATGGCAGATGGCGTACTGAATGTCTCTGCCCATGAAGCATACTGTTGGCAGAACGCCTTTAAGTATCTTTGGCGCTGGCCCTACAAAAACGGCGTGGAAGACCTGAAGAAATGCCGCTGGTATTTAGACCGATTGATCGAACAACTGGAGAATGACCAATGATCACACAAGAAGATATTGATGCTTTTAAAGACATGCAAGAACCTATCTCTCAGGTGGGTCTGCATGATATGCCTAAAGATTGGGATCATCCCCATGCTACCCCATTGCAGATGGTTCAGGACTTTGCTGATGCTATGGATCAACCCTTGGGGGAAGTATGGCAAAAAGACCCTGAACTAGAAACATTACGCTGGGGTTTAATCTCTGAAGAATACGGTGAGGTATGTGATGCCAGTGCTGACCGTAATCCTAGTAATATGCTGAAGGAATTAGCAGACCTTGTGTACGTAGTATACGGATACGCTGCTACTTACGGATGGGACTTAGATAAAGCCCTACGCCGTGTACACCGCTCCAATATGTCTAAATTAGGCTTGGACGGTAAACCTCTAAAAAATACAGCGGGTAAAGTAATTAAAGGCCCGAACTATAGACGTCCAGATTTA